TTAACATATATTTTCCACCATTTCAGATACTTGGTAGAACACGTCTTCTGTAGGCTTATCTATGAATAAAATTTCTGTCTCGATACAGCAGTCTGGTGTGTAGTCAGTCGTATCTCTTGCTACCCACATATTTTTATATTCAACTATACTTAAATATGGTGATAGTTTTTCTGCTTTATCTGATTCAAATAACTTATCTATTTCGTCAGTCGATTTATTTTTTCTTACTTTTATAACGCCTAATTCTTTTAATTGGCGTTTAATATTCCAATATTCTTCTATGGTACATTTATGTACTTGTTCAAAAAACTGTACATAATCTAAATCATAATACTCCATAAATATATCTTTTATGTCCCAATGTCTGCCATCACTTGTGATAAGCGGTTGGCTTTCATTTGGACTTATAAATCTTATACGTTCTCCATTTTTGAATATATCTAAGCAATTGAATGTATCTGAAAATACTACTCTGCTTTTTTTAAATTCTATTCCCATAACCTTTAATTCATTTATTATTGAATTCATTTTAACTTCTCCTTTTATATTTTTGGTAGGGAGCTTTTCAGCTCCCTTATTGTTTTATAAATCTGATGACATATATATTTCTGCATCATCATCAATTTCTATTCCATCTTCAGTTACTTGACCTCTGACAGATATTGTTGTTTCGTCAAAGTCTACTATTCCGTAGCCATCTTTGACTTCTTTACAATCTCTTGCGTCAATGCAAGTAGCTGTTTTTAACAACTTTTCTTGTGTTTCTTTATTTAACTCTCCCCATTTTTTTCCAATAATTTCATTTAATAAGAAATTATTTATAAAAATTCTTGGATCGACGTCTTTATCATTTCTGAATTTTAGTTCATTGTAATACTCTTCAACACCTTGTAGGGCTTGTTGCTCATTCTCCACATCTATATATTCATATTCGTTTACTGTTTGGACTATATAACGTCCATACTTATCAATATATAGTGAACCAAATTCAAAGTCTTCACTTTCTGCGAAGTCTTTCACTAATTCTGCTGTTACATCTTTTCCCCATACTTTTAGAGTTTCCATTTTTCTTTCTCCTTTTTTAATTAATTTGTTGATTACTTATTTACAAGTATATTATACACTTAATTAAGTGTAATGTCAATACTTTTTTTGAAATTTTTTTTCTTTTTCTTTTATTAAATCTTTCAACATTTGCAAATCTTCATTGTTTGCTAAGTCATTTATAAAGGTCTTTGAATAACTCCTGTAACGCAGATATTTCATCTGCTCTTTATTGGAATTATCCCACTTTTTATTTGCTCTTTTTCTTGCTTCTGATACTGGCATTTTGTCAACTCCTTTTAAATAAGGGGGATTGTACCCCCCCTTTATTTATTACTCCTCTTCATTCTCAAAATCATTGACCAATAATACTTCGTCAATGTAATCATATAGCTCTTGAAGTGCTTCATCTTTCGTTTCAAATTTTGAATAGAAAAATTCGTCTTGACCAACTTGTAATATATATCTTCCGTCTAAATCTTCATATAATCCAGTAAATTCACATTCAGATGAAGTATCTTTTATTTCTCTTGCCTTTACATAATAATTTCTATATCCTGAATAGTAGTTCCCTCTTACTGATATGTTTTTGTACATTTTCTTTTCTCCTTTATATTTTTATTGTAGGGAGCTTTTCAGCTCCTTTTTTTATAGACCGTAATATATGTTTTTTTTACCTGCTCTTGCTTTCATATCTTCGACATAAGCATTTAATTTTTCTTGAGCTGATTCGTAATTTCCGCCCAAAATATCATCTACTGCGTTGTATATTCTATCATAATTTGTGCTATCTTGGTTGTATCTTTGTCTTGCCACTTTAATATCAAAATTTACTTGATTATATAAATCTTTTGTAAGCTGAGGTATCACGTTGATTTTACCCTCTTTTGAAGCCTTGTATATTACTCCTGCTTCAAATTTTGTGATTTGACCTATAGCGTATACATCATAGTTTGTAAGTTTCATTTTCTTTCTCCTTTTTTAATTAATTTGTTGATTACTTATTTACAAGCATATTATACACTTAATTAAGTGTAATGTCAATACTTTTTTTGAAATTTTTTTATTATGTATTTTCGTTGAAATTTCAATAAAAAAGGGGGTATAACCCCCTAATTTGTAAATAAATAATACAAAATTTCTCTAAAAGGAGAAACTATTAGTATTATATCCATATTTTTGTATTTTATTCAAAACTGCTTATTTCTTCATATGTGCCACTGCTATATCAATGATAGTAGATAGTGTAGCTTCATCAAGATTTACACCAGTTTTGCTGTATATCTCTTGTATAGCTTTTTTCATTGCTTGAGCCTTTTTCTCCTGAGCCGATAGTTTCGTTTGCTCCAAGCCAACCACTATAGTCATTATAATGTCAGCTATCTTTTGTAGCTTAACATCTTTAAAAGACATTTTAGCAAGAAGTAAAGCCAGTTTAAGCTCTGTCATATAGTCCATTTTGATTTTCTTTTTTTCTATGCAAAATACAGTAACGATAAAGCCAAATGCTATTGCTATCGCTATTATTATATCTGATTTAATCATTGTGCTATCTCCTTTCAGCCAATTTTGCCATCATAACCCATAATGCCCAGTTACTATTATCAATATTTTTAATATGCACCTCAGGGCTGTTTAACAACTTTAATTCTGCAAGTTTATTAATCGCCTGTACAGCGTATCCTTTTTCTTTTTCACTCATTTTTATTAGCTCTCCTTTTTTGTTCACTATATTTGTATCTAATTCTTCTTCATATCTTAGTACACAATCCCAACCACCTCTATGATAGTTTTTGTATTCGCTTATATTTATTTCTCTGCCTGTTTGGTCTCCAGGTTTTCCGCCTGTCGCTTTTCCAAGTTCATTTATAGATGCCTGTACTATTAGACCATTACCGATATATACAGCCACATGGTGGACTTCGTTTAAGAGGATATCACCTCTTTTTAGTCCTGTTCCTGTTGTTAGATTTACAGCGTTTCTTACATCTTTAAATCCGCAATTTATAAATGCTTGTTTCATATTGCCTGTATAAGTAGCTCCATATTTGCTTTTAACAGGAAATCCTGCTTTTTCAAACGCTGTAATAGTAAGTGATGAGCAATCATAGTCTCCACGCTCACCCCATCGTTGATTTTGGTCGTATCCATGCGAGCTGTCTTGAGCTATCTCTATCATAAACCTTACAGCTTTCTCAACTTTATTCAACTTTACTCAACTCCTTTCCGCCTATACTCCATTCCTAAAATCTTCTTGCCCAAGCTCTACATCATCCATACGATTTATTATTTGCTCCCTAATCTTGCCTTTTTGTCTGTTTTCAAATCCGGATTTAGCAATAAGTGCAGTCAAGACAGGAGCGGAGAAGATCACCGCTCTGTCAAGTGTATGGCTTGCAAGTGTAGCGTTGTTCAATTTTATGCTTAGATAAAGACAGATAAAAAAGACAATAAAAACAAGCAGCATTATTGCAAACATTAGCTTTTTACTTGTTTCTATATGTCTTTTATCTCTTTTCTTCTCTTCTTCTTTTCTAAGTTCATTTATTATTTTTTCTTCTTTTTTTGTAAGAGTTTTCATTGTTTTTTTCCTTTATAGCTTACCCTTTTTCTTATTTTGCATCTTCCAACACCTCTACCCTGATAGGCAATGACTTACATCTGCTATACAGCTCTGTACCCGTACCGTTTCCGCCAAGGTCATGATACGCTTTATACAGATGTTCGACATTGTTTAATTCGCTTGTTGTTATCCAGTTTCGAGCGATGTGGAAGTGGCAAGCTTGATATAACCTGTCGTGCAGTATTGCCAAGACTCCGTTTTTGATTAGGTCTTGTTCTTGAAACTCCCTTTGAAACCTTACAAAGACAAGCCTTGACATAGTGGATATAAAAATAACTATACCACTAAGGACGGTTTGAATCCAAAATTTCGATATAAATTCAATCAAATTAAATCACCTCATTTCATTAAAATTTATACTCAACTTTATTTTTTACTTAAGGATAATAAAGCTGAGAAAATACAGAGGACAACATTGGTTTTTAACACAAACGAAATAAAGGGAAATACTGACATATTAATCGATATCCCAATAGAAAACAGTATTCAAAGTAAAATTTTAACGTCAAATATACAATCTGTAAAACCGCTAAAAAGTTGGAATTCTACACTTTACGTTTATTCATTCAATTTGAACGAAACCACGCACTCATTAGTCGCGAGGTCGATTGGTGCATATGACCAAGCTTATGAGATTAAAATCGACGTATTGCACTACATTTAAACAACTGTATATTTAAACCAATTTGTTATCCATTTTTTCTGACCTGCGTCGTAATATCTGAAATATACATTTTGCGTTGAGCTTTGATGTAAAGTCGCAAGATATACAGTGGATTCGTTATGACTGTATCTTAGACAAGCTCCCCAATTTTGAAAAGGCATATCAGGACAATTTCCGCAAGTAAACTGTGCATTGTCATACCCTGCGTCAATTAGACTTTGTATTTTACTTGATAATGCGATATTTTCTGTTTTAACCTTACTGTCATAATTAGTCCCTGTATAAGTAGTCCACGGATAATAACCGCCATTTATGCAATATCTCCTGAATATCTTATTAGGTGCTTTAATGCTTTGTGCCACTTGATAAAAAACATCTGTATTAGGGTTGCCCCAATAAACATTTATATTCCAATGTGTGCTTACCGAGCTTTCATAAATTTCAGGTGCATTTATACCGCCTACAGTTATTGCATACTGTCCCGGTTGATTTATAGTGTTGAAATCGGTGTTGTTCGGTAAGTGTATAATTTTCTCAACTTTATTATCCAACTGTTCTTTAAGTTTAATATTTTCTTCTTTTACATCATTGATGAATTTTTCAATCTCTTCAAGTCTTTTATTAAAAATCTCTGCACTTGCTCTATCAGACGGTTTAAATTTAGTTATTTCAATCATAATATACTTCCTTTCCTAACACTAAATACGAGTTATCTAATTGTAATACTGCCACTCTATCGCCACTTGTAGGCGAATACGATTCAAGACAAGGGTAAGTTCTAGAACTTACCTTATCGTCTATGTCAAATTTTATACGAAACGGCTTAACACTTGTAACCGTTCCTATTAGTTTTCTATACATTAATCAATCTCCTTAATGAATGCTCCATAGTGCCGCCCACATTACAGTCATCTATCTTCCAAGATGTCTCAATAAATTTATCATTAATTTTATAAGATTTTACATTGAGTTTTACACAGTTAAAAAAACCATGACCTGTGTTTATTCCTGTTTTTAAAGTAATATTTTTGTATATATTACTTGCTGAAATTGCGTCCTTTTGAGCTATATTATATAGTGTCTTATAGTCAAGCACATCATCTACAGTTTTAAAATCGACAATCTCACGACCACGATTTATTGTACTTGATAAACTGTTAGGATTATTGTTGATATACACAGCTCTAAGTGGTGCTATCTGACTGTTATTAGTGGCTCTTACGAATACATTAGGTATACTGAAAAGGTCGATTTCTTCTTGAGTATCTTCAAGTATTAAGCATCCGTCGCTGTCTGATATGTCATTATATTCAATATCTATCTTTCTATTTTCAGGCAAAATATAAGGACGAGTTACAAAGTATCCGTCCTTATCTGAATATAAGCTTTCATAATTTATAATTTTGAGCAAATAATTAATCACATCAAGCCTTGATGTGCCTATTTCAAAATCTGCATCAACTTTTGTCACATAAGATTGTAAAGTTATCTTGTGCTTAGCTCCTTGCAACTGCTTTATAACCTCATCTATTATATTACTACCTGCTTTGATTGTAAGTCTTTCCTTAAGTTTATTTTCTTCAAGAATTAATAACTTGTCAAAACACTCAATTTCCCTACTGTATGAGCCGTATATCTTGCGTGAGCTTGATATTAAAAGTGTTGCTATAGTATCTTCAACATCGTTAATCTTACACGATATTTGTATCAAATCATTGTTATAGTCAATATCTTCACTGTTTTCAATCGTTAGATTTGCTGAGTATTTGAGTTTTGCAAAGCTGTCGTGAGATATGGAACATCTTTCAACCTTTAACAGTCGTTTGATATTTTCTTTTTTATCAAGCAATCTGTATTTGAATTTAATTATTCTCATATTGTTACCCACTCCCAACCCGTCATATCTTTTTCAGAGTTCAATATCCACGTACCGTCAATTAATACTTCTTTTAACGTCTTATCTCCGTCACTGCTTTCATAAGCCGATACCTTATTTTCAACTTCAATAAGTTCAAATGATGCTTTCACCCAAGACGGTATCCTGAATATATATTCTTGCTTAAGATTAGAAATACCGCAAAATAAAGCCTTGCCCCTATTATCTCTGTAAAAAAGCGTCTTATTGCTATTGTAAAGAGATAAAAGTAAATCAAAATCTTGTAGTTTCATTTCAAAGACAAAACTACCTTTGAGATACTCAGTCGAGCCGTCATCTTCAACTATCATTTTTTTACTGCCAAGATACTTGATAAACGTCCTATTTCTTACAATTTCAAAGCCTGTACTGTAGTTGAATTTCAGATTTGTTTTTTGTGAAGTATCTTCTGCGTCGCATAGTACAAAGCCTTTTATCAGCACAGTTACTGACTTAATGTCACTTTCAGTTGTAGCCTCGTTCTTTGACTTTGACAATACCTTATATTTTAACTCAATATTGCCAGGTATATAGTTGTCGATAAATGTACCACTTGAACCTAAGTTCCTTGCGACAAGTTTAAATTTGCCCGCTCCGTCCGCTCTCCATATCTGATTTTCTTTAAATTCAGCATTCGTTTCACTGTTGAAATTAATCAATACTGAATGTGTTATTTCATTAGCATTTATAGTAAACGTGGCGGGTTCAAGTAATGTATAAGATATAAATATCTCCTTACTTGCATAATCAGACCATAATTCATATTGATTTTTTGTTCTGATTTTAAGTATATAAGTCGTGTTATTTTCAAGGTTTGCGGTTGTTCTATAAGTTGAAATATCATTTTCGACGATATCACTATCTTCAATCAATGTATCAGCTTTGTATATTAATAACTGATATGCTTTTTGCTTGCCGTCGGGATTCCATATAAAAATAGGCTTCGCATTGTTAAAGTTACTTTTTTCTTCAAATGTAGGCGGTTTAGGTTTTGAAATAGTATCAAATGTCGCCTCTCTTTTGTCTTGTACTTCTTCACCGTACACAGTGTTATATACATATAGTATCAGCTTTATTTTGCCGACTCCGAGGTAATTTTCGGGTAATGTCAAGCTATTTTCTGATAAGCCTGTAAACTGACCTTTTTGTATTTCGTTTTCAAATATCTGTAAAAGATACTTCTTTTGATTGATTGATGACCAAGCAATCTCGATTGGAAATGAACCGTTTCTTACACTTCCGTTAGGCTCTAAGCCGAGTATCTGTACTTTCGGGTTGTTAGTTACGTTATAACTTTCAGTATGAGTTACTTCGGTATATCCGTCTGAGATGGTCAATTTGAAGTCAACTAAACCGTTATATATCGTCTTTGCAGGTATGGTTACAGTCTTAACCGTTGCACCTGTATAAGTTTGAATAACCTTGTTTTCTGTGATTATTTCAAGTTTATAAGTTGCTTGTAGTTCACTTTCCCAAGATACATCAATGTCCGCAAGAGGATTGATACTGCCTGTAGGCTTGAATTGAGATATTTTAGGTAATACTTGTTTTAATGTAATGCTTGTTTTTTCACTCGCCCACGCACTTGAATTAAGATTGCCGTTGTCTGAGTATAGCACTTTAACAGTTATATCAACCTTTTGACCGTCTACGAATGTATTTGCGGGTATGATATGCGAAGTCTCTGTATTACCTGTTTTTGAATATACAGTATTTCCGCCCGTAACTGCGGTTATCTCGTATTTTTCTTGCCTTTCACTTTGCCAAGATACTTTGATATCTTGTCTTGGCAAGGATGAATCAACATTAAGATTAGTTATAGTAGGTAAGACGCTACACTCTGCAATAATTGAAAATTCAATAGATTGTTGACCGTGCCAATTAGAATTGAACGTGAATGGAGTTATTCCACTAAGCCCGTATTGTCTGTAATTTTCTTTTATTTTATCTTTTTCAGTAATTTCAAAGGCTGATTTACCGTATCTAAAATAGATTATAGGCGTTTGATACTGACCTATATTTATTCTTCCTTGTGCCTTATCTTCACTTTGTAAATAAAGATAAACTTTATAATACACATCTGTAAGAGTAAATATATCTTTATTACTTAGTACAGCTACTTTCTGAGTGTAATTTTCAACATTTCCGCTTATGCTGACAGTACCTTTTTTCTGTTCCATATCATATCACCCCTTGCCTTGATATAGTTCTTTGAATATACGGCATATTCTTTGTATCTTGTCTTAACGCTTTTATCTCTTGCAATAATGCAATCAATACTTCTGTATTGCCAGTTTTTTCAATAGCCTTTGCCATTATTCCGTCAAGCTTATCTATAGGCAATACAGCTTCTTTACCTGCTTCACCTACTCCAATTACCGACGGAGCGTCAAATATACCACCTTGAGCATACCATTTGATACCTGCTGAAATCTTTGGTACTTGTGGCGGATTAAGTGAAAATTTACCGCTTATACTTATGTCAGGTAGTGGTATTTTAGGACGTTCAATAGTAGGAAATTTCAATGGTTTCTTGAAAAAGCCTGTGATTTTATCCCATATACTTTTAAAAAAATCAAATATTCCTTGAAATTTATCGCTTGCATTTTTCTTTAAACCCTCAAAGCCACTGACAAATTTATCTTTTACATTTCCAGCAAATTCAGATGCTCCTTTTTTCCATTCGCCTACTGTATTTTTTATGTTTTGAGATGTATTATTTGCCCAATCTACAACGCCATCTTTCATATTGCTTAAAGTTGTACCCATTGCTGAAAAAGCACCTGATACAGCATTTTTAATATTGTCCCAATTTTGCACAACACCGTATACAATTAAACCTATCGCTACTATTGCAGCGACTACTAATGCAATCGGGCCTAATAAGGATGTAAAAGACATTCCTAAAAATGTAACCCCTGTTGCTCCGGCTGTTGCTGATGCTCCTGTCGCTACTGCTCCTGCTCCAAATATTGCCATTTTGCCAGTAAGAAATGCTAATCCTAATGACATTTGACCGATTGTAGTTAGCACAGGTGCTAATGCAGCTAATAATCCGCCCACAGCCAATACTACTGTAACGATAGTAGGATCTAATTTGGAGATTGCCTTTGCTATTTCACCTATAAAATTAACAATGCTATCCATGTGCGGAAGTAATGCTTCAGCAACTTTAGCTCCAAAAATACTCCCTATGCCATTTATACGAGCTTTTAATGTATCTATCTTGTCATTAAAGGCATTTGATTTATCTAATACTTCTTGACTTAATACGACACCATACGATTTAGCTTCTTCAGTTAATTTTTTCAAATCTTCTGCTCCACCAAGTATTAATGGATTGAGTTCTTGAGCGGATTTTCCAAATAATTTCATCGCTAATGCGTCTCTCTCAGCTTCGTTTTTAATTCCACCAAGAGCATTGATAACTTCATAAAAAACATCATTGTTATCTCTTAAATGCCCTGTACTGTCAGTAAAAGCTACCTTAAGTTCCTTAAATGCTTCTATTTGGTCTTTACTGCCATTTTTAGCATTAGCCATGTTTTTAGTTAGTTTTGCCAAGGCTCCTGCCATAGTTCCAGTAGATACATCAATAAGGTCTTCTGCATACTTAAAAGCTTGTAATTCTTGTGTTGACAGTCCTGTAACTTTTGCTAATGTATTTAAATCATCTGCTGATACTCCCGCTTTTACTCCAAGAGCAACCATACCTGCTGTTGCTACTCCTGCTACAGCAGATAAAGCTGTTAGCTGACTACCTAAATCTTTTAATTTATTTCCTGCACTTTCAAATGTTGAACTTATTTGTCCGAACGTTGTATTGACTTTATTTGATTCGGTTTCAAAATTTTGTAATTGTTCTGCTGTTTCAACTATCTCTCTTTGAAGTCGTCTGTAGTCCTCTTGATTTATTTCAATGCCTTGTGACATCTTTTCTTGTGCATCTCTTTCAGCATTTTTTAGCACGTCTAATTTATTTTTTGTTTCTTCAACTGTTTTTGCTAAAAGTTGTTGTTTTTGCCTTATTAAATCAGTATTTTTGGGATCTAATTTTAGTGCTTTATCAACATACTTTAATTCATTTTGTAGTTTACTTGTTTCTTTATTGACTTCCTTTAATGCTCTTTGAAGTGGCAGTGTATCTCCGCCTATCTCAATAGATATACCTCTTATGTCTCCGGCCATTTACTTGCCCCCTTTCCTAATTTTTTGCATTAAAAAAGACACCTTTTACAGTGTCTTTTAAATTATTTATTTTATTTATTTTTCAACTCTTTTTCGACTTCTTTTTTTACTTTTTCCATCTCTTCAACGGCTTTTTTAATGTGATTATTGCCCTCGCTCATCTTATCACCGCATTTTTTTATCAAATCTACATTAAGATTATCTATGGCTTTTGGCAAGTTTTCAACAAGAAATTGATATGCGTCTAAGCCTTTTAAATATTCTGTATGAACACTTTTAAATCTTTCTGGTACTTCTGTATCCTTAGCTTCTTGGATATTTAATTCTAATATAGCAAGCTCTGTTGTAACGCTTGATTTCCATTCATTCGTCATTTCGGGTTTACTTAATAATTCGCTGATTTTTAGTAAACATTCTGATATAGATGTGGATTGTTTAGCTATTTTTAATGTGTATTCAATTTCATTGTTAGGTTTACTTGGAAATAATACAGAAATTATTATTCCAACTGCAATTAAAACTGCAAACACTGTAAAACATCCTACTAAACAAGATTGTTTTTTCTTAAAGTTAGGATAAGGTACTCTCTTTGTCTTATCTACTCCTATATCCTTGCTTTCAATTATACTTTGAAATCTTTTTACCTTGCTTTCGCTTTCCTTGTCAAAAAATAAAACTCCATAAGGTATAGTTTCCGTTCCAAAAACCATTTTATTACCAATAATTTCAACCCTTGTTATATCCTCTGTTTTCCAAGAATGAAATTGTGCTTTTTTTGTACCGTAATTTACGGTAAATTCAACAACTTTTTCAGTAGCATAAAATAATATATTATCTTTACTTAAAAAACGTATCTTAAAGCCATTATTGTTGTTTTCATCGTTACTTTGATATGAATTACTATCGTTATTAATATCCTCTCCACTATCAGCTTGTATATTGCTTACTGAATGCTTCGAGTTTGTGTTTAGTGATTTTGAATATGATAGCCCTGTTCCTGGCAATCCTACAGTGCCTGTAATTCTTCCTTTAGAGTTTGCGGATATTCTTGCTCCTTTTATTCCAGCACTAACACTTAACCCGCTTTTGCTTACATTTAACTTAAGCCCTTTACTTAATTTTACACTTTTCTTAAAACGTAGACCCATATAATTACCCCCTAAATAATAAATATGTATCATTTCTATACTATTATATCGTTTAAGAGGTAATATTTTCAAGTCTTATTTCAAATCTTTTATACTCCCCCAAGATTCTTCATCTTCTATTTCTCTGTCGTTTTGTTCAATGAAGATATCGACGAGTTGTCCTACTGTGAGTTCGTCAAGGTCTCTAATAGTGATATTCCTTGTGAGACAACTTGCGATAAGTCTTGACGTAGTGAGAGTATCTTCTCCTTTGTATTCTGCATCCATATCTTCGTTTTTTTTTGAAAATTCACAGAGAAAAAAGTGCCTAATAGTAATTCAAATACTACAGGCATTACTTCATCAAGAGGAAAGTTTTCAAAACTATCAAGCCAAGCATCAGGATCTGGTATATCTTTATCTGCATTTTTTGCCAATGCCCATACAAGATTAAATACATCAATTAGCTGTAAGCCTTGTATATTGTGTATAGCATCTGATACACTATGGTCTATCATCTTATCAAAGATTGGCATTACTGTTGGTATAAAATCTTTTCCTGTCTGAGCATTATATATTTTTAAAAAAGAGGCTGTTGCTCTCAGCCTCACAGGTTTATCATCAATAGTTATAGTCTTTTCCATATCTCAATACTCCTTATATACCAGGTGCTACTGTTATTGCCGGTGCTGTTGTGAATAGAGTATTATAATTTGTATTTTCAGACGTAACTTCAACAAGCCCTATCTGCTTACCTGATACATTTATCCCTACAAAAGTTAATGTAATAGATTCTGTCATCACCTTTGGTTTACCTGGCTCCATCGTTTCCCATTCCTTTTTAATTGCTCCAGGTATGCAGTTAAACATTATATACCTTGTATCTTCCTTGTCACCTTTTTCTTGGAATATTAGAGTAATACGTTTAGCTTGTACTCCTTTTACCTCTATCAATTCGCCGTTTGAACCATTAGCATATCCAAGCACATTCTTTTTAAATTCATCAGTGAATTTTGCGACATTAAGGTCAAGTGTATCACCACTTGCAAGATTGAATGTATGATACTCTGAATCATCAGCAATAAAGTTTGTTGTTTCTGTTTTTATATCTCTACCAAGCTTTACCGCTCCTGGCAGTGCTACAGGTGTTGCCCATTCAATTGTTCCCCCTGGCTTTTCTGTGCCTACTGAATAATGCACTAATTTAAGCCCGTATGCTACTTTATTTTTACTCATTTTTTACGCTCCTTTAGATATAATATATAACTTCTGTCATACTTTCGCTTTCTATACGAATATCAGCAGATTTTATCCAATATATATCATTTTCATCAAGCAAATTTTCAAGCTTTTCTTCAAGTTCAAAGTTCTTATCTTCAAAATATAGCTCTATATTGTATTTATTATCTTTTTGATAGACCTTGCTGTCTGCCCCAAAATTATTACTACCTGATTGTACAAAAATGATATACGGTAAATTCTGTTCGTTCTTAAAGCTTTGGTATGCAACAGGTATATTCAATTTCTTTAACATTTTAAATAATTCAGATGCTTTCAATTTTCTCACGCACCTTTTTTAAAAATTCGGTTTTTGTTTTTTCTTCCACTTGTGCTATATGCGGATAAGCTCTTGCTCTTTTTGTTCCACCTCTTAAAGCATGTCCGTTTTCAAGTAGGTGTGTTAATCTGTAGTATTTCTTATTATGCACAACAGCTCCTACAGTCCCTGACAAATCTTTTGATTTTTTAACAGTCCAACCCCTTGCATATTTACCTTTACGCTTTGGTGAGGTTTGTTTAAGTTCTTTGACTGCTTCTTTTGCTTGCTCGTCCACAACTTCATTGAGCTTTTCAATAACCTTACCGCTATAATCTTGTAGGATATCTTCTATCTCTTGTGATACATCAATTTCCATTGCGTTGCAAGCTCCTTTCTATAGCTTTTACTTCAATAAGTTCATTTTTAAATCCTATATTATCGACGTTATCAATGTCATATACAGCCTTTTGGAATATGATCCTCATAGAAGTATCTAATTTTACTCCCGCTTTTATGATAAATTTGACTGTCTTTTGTTCGTTTGTCTGCTTAGCTATCTCATATTCCTTACCGTATAGATTTTTTCCGTCAGCAAAAAGTTTATATTTCTTAGTCCATTGTTCTTTTTGTATGCCGTTTTCATCTTGTATAACAGTCTTTTCTTGCACTTCAAAAGGAGTATCGAATACTCTATTGACATCTGTTAGTATCTGTCCTTTATTTTTCAAGTTTCTTTACCCCCTCTTGAAGTTGCAACCTTAATATTTCGTGAGCAAAATTACTTTCAAAATACTCAATAGCGTTATTATAAGCATATCTTACTCGATTGAATAAAAGTTCTTTCATTTCCAAGTTTTTTGTAAAGTCAATATCAGCCCCCATAAGACTTTTTATTGACTGCTTAGATTGCTCTATCAAAGATTTTAGTTTATTGTCAATATCTTCATCATCCCAAGTTATATTGAGATAATTTTTGATTTCTTCCAACATAGTACATTACCCCTTTACAATAAAAAGGATAAGCACTAAGCCAACCCCTTAATAATCTTTATCAACTCTTCTTTATTACCTGCTTCTTTTATGTCGTTTTCAGCTATTCCTTTGTCTTTCGCTATCTTTTCAAGTTCTGACCTTTTTAGTTTACTTAGGTCTTGTTCTTCATCTTGCTCTTGTTGTTCTACAACCTCAACCCAAGCTCCACCTTTTGTCAGTATCTCGTTTAATCTTCCTTCTGATACTTCAAAGACTTCATCTACTTGTCTTGTAGTCTGTTCCTTATAATCGTCAAAGACTATCAATGCTCTTACCTTTATCATCTTTACACCTCTTTCATTATTAGTAATAAAAGACTATCTCATCATTGAAATAGTCTTTTTTATATTATTAATCTATACTCCAGGATTTTGTGTTGTCTTTACGATAATACTATCTGCATTGTTACCTGTATTATTTGCGTGTGCTTCAAGTGTAGCTACAGTTGCACCATCTACAGTTGATACATCAGCAACAAAAAATGCGTTTTTGTCTTTAGCTAATCCGTATCCATAGAATTTAGCTATATACAAATCCATATCTTCTATTGCAAGTGTTTCGGTATACTTATCTATCCTTACATCACTTGCAACACCTAAGAAGTAGTTTTTAGGGTCTCCGAATATCAATGTATTTTCCGGGCAAGCATAAGTCTTTATTATTTTTTCGCCTGTTGGAAGTGTGTCAAGTACCCAAGTGCCATTTACTGTTTGATAAGCAAGGTTATGGAATACTTTCTCCCAGTATGTCATTGGATTTACAATGATTACTACATCTCCTGTATCTGTCTTAGCTTTTGCCAGTCCTGCTCTTATTCCGGCAAGTGATTTTGGTTTGAAGTCCGTCAAAGTTACCTTGTCTTTATCAGGATATACACTGTCTGTTGCTCCGCTTAATTTCTTAATCATTCCTATTGGCTGTTCTTTACCTGTACCTTGTACTATAGCAAGTTCCAAAGATGCTGACATTATTTCTTGTATGAATGTGATAACATAGTTAGCCAACCAATCAGGGCCAAGTTCAAGCATACCCTTGCACACAGGCACAAATCCTGATAGTCTGCTTGATTTAATATCTATCACATCAAAACCATCAAGTATCATTTGTTTAATATCTTCGCATATCTTGCCCCAAAATGCTTTAGCCTTAGTAGGTCTGCCTACAATATACTGTGCTAACACTTCTGTATTTTGCATATCAATCTTTGATAGCAGCGGATGTTCTTCTTTTAGATATCTGTAGATATCTTGTATTATTGTTTTAGGAAATGCCTGATCAACATTATCAAGTCCTTTTCTTTCAATAACTGCATTGAAATACTTCTTTTCTTCTGATGTAAGAGGCTTTAGCGTACCTCTGTTTATAAGTATTTGTTCGTCCACATAAGCTGTATTTTGATTACTTATCTCCGCCTTTGCCTGCTCCATTATTGCATTTTGCAATCCGTCAGCAAAGTTCATAAACGCCTCTTCCTGAGCCTTTACATCATCTGCTTGTAAAGAGTTGAACAGGTTCAATCTTAATTCGTCCATATTTTTGATCACATCTAAATTTTTCATATTATCTGTCTCCTTTTTTATTTTAATTTTAAATTAGCAAAATTATTTAAAAATTTAATAGCGTTGTTGATTTCTTCTGCTTGTGGCTCTTCTTTTTCATTTTTATTAGATAACTCTATCACTTCATCACATAAGCCATTTTGATAACATTCATCAGCGGATAGCCATGTTTCACTATCAATAAGGTTTTTAAGCTCTTCATCAGTTCCTTTAAACTTAGCTTTGTATGTTTCAAAAACAGTTGCATTATCAAGTTTTTCAAGAGTATCAGCAACCTTTCTAATATCGTTGCAGTTGCCCCAACAAAATGAGCTTGCACGGTGTATCATCATAGTAGTATTTTTAGGCATAATTAGCTTACTGCCTGCCATAGCTATTAAGCTTGCACCACTTGCCGCTAAACCGTCGATTATTACGGTTATATTTTTTGCTAATGCTCTTATATGATTAAAGATTGATACACTCGCAAATACTGAACCGCCATAGCTATTGATATGAAGTTCAATATCATCTGTGTCTATCTCATCAAAGACTTTTCTTGCTTCTGATGGAATAATAAAATCTCCCTCTATCTCTTCGCCACTCCACCAATCTCTCGGTCTTTCATCTACTATATCACCATACATATATACGGTAGTGTTACTGCCTTGTCTTTTAGCTTCAAGCCTAAAATCAATCTTTTGTTTGTTCACTCGTTTCACCCCCTTTCATTACCTTTTCCATAGGCACTAAGTTAAGTGTCATAAATCTTTGTTTGCCCATCTCTCCGCCTATCTCCTCTCTGCCAAGTAGTTTTAAATTATCATCAAGAGTGTTTACTCCATCTCTTGTCAATATATCAATAGCTGACGCCAAATCTTTTATTGATATTTGCTGTATCATTGATATATCTATCTTGATATACGAGCCATCTGAAAAACTTTTCTTTCCATAGTATTTACGGTTTATCTCTTTTTCTATAAGCTCTGCCCATGGTCTAATACAAAAAGCCATGAAATTATCGAAAGATTTATCACTGTCAGCCACAGAGCCTTTTAAGAGTTGTGGCGGGATTTGAAATGCTATTGCTACATAATCAAAGACATCATCAATAAGACTTCGTATATCTCTACTATCAGATCCGTTTTTATAGGTCTGATTGGTAAGATCTGTATATTTAAGATTATTTGTAAGTGGCAGTACTGCTCCATTTTCAGCATTAAAAAAAGACTTCATATTTTCACTAAGTAGCCTTTGAAGTCTTTCTTGTGCTTCTAATGTTTGCGGATAATTAGTAGGTATTTCAAGTGTACCTCTTCTTGCATTACTCCGTTTATAAGTATTTTTACTGTATTCAATAAGCTTGCCATAATCAGTATACAAGCCATCAATTAGATTTCTCATCTTTACTGAGTGTAACGCAAAATAAAAGACCTCATCTTCATTAAAGGTCTTTTGTAGCATTAAATTTTCAATTTGTATATTATTGTACCAATTAGGTTTAAATGCCATTTCATTTCTTGTAAAGCTATCAGCTACATATAAATTACTATCTTGCATAACAACGAGTGCTTCATTATTATAAACCATATTGTGTATTGCTTGTCTCCAAAAACGACTTGCATTTTGATTAATGTTAGGTTCTATGTTAAAAAGATAGTAGTTATCTTTTTTAATCTCAATACCTTTATCATATGTCTTAAACTCAGCAAGTGCTAATGTATTTGATATGACATTTATTGCAGTCTGAATAGCCAAATGTTTATAGTATGTCTCAGCTGTTAATCTGCAGAATTCATCATTTAAATTTAAAGTATTTGACTTTCTGTCAAATATTGGGAACAGATTAAAAAACCATGATTTTATGCTCAATTATTATCACTCCTTTAAAAACTACATACATCAAAAAACATTGCTCCTGTATTGTCTTGTAGGTCATCATCAATAAGACTATGCAAGAAACAAAAAAAGCCGTCTGTCTTTCTTTTGATAGGCTCTATCTTTGTGTATGATACATTTTCTTTTTTATCTACTTCTCTTTTCACATTCCAAATATACCATCTTAATAACTTATCATCTTCAAAGACTACAGTTTGATTCGCAAACATTAAATCAATGATAGGTGCTACCTTACTATGACTTATAGCTCCGTTTCTCACTTCTATAATCTCAGGTAATCCCATTGCATCCAATTTTTTTCTGACAGCTTGTAGTCTAAAACTATCACCTTTTATCTTTGAGATATAGTACCCTTGTTTTGCTTGTTCTTGAAACCATTCACCTAATAACTCAGCGGGTATAGTAGGATACTTATCAGCAGGTACAATAGTTGCCCAACCTTTTTGTACACACTCATTAATATCAATATTGTATTCAGTGAGTTGTAAAGATTTTTCATGTATCCAAGTATGTTGTTTGAAATAAGTCTTTCCATCTACTTTCCATCTTAACCCTGCACTTGCAAAGTCTCTTAAATCTGCAAAGTCGATTGAACCTATACACTCTCTACTTACAAGGTCAATCCACTTATGACCTTGACAAGCAAACATCAAATCTTCCCAAGTACACACAGTCTTTACCTTTGATACATACGGTATATTCATACGCTTAGTAATAAAGGCTTCTTTTAGTTCGTTAGATTGATTCATCATATTGTATTCTTTTGTAACCTGTCTTTTTAAGGTTTCATCATATAATATACGAGGTATAGCCTTACACCATAGTTCTTTTTTACCGACTTCCTGAATACTATCCAACTTGAATATAAAAGGAAAAAAACCGTTATGATCTTCTTCTCCGTTTAATATCCTTAGTGACTTAGCTTTTAAGTCATCTATGACACTTTCTCTAATTGTGCCATCTGTTGTTAGATATATTATTCGTGGCTTAGCAACCTTACCAAGTCCACCAATGAGTACAGATATGATATTATAGTTTTCATATTGATGTACTTCATCAAATATAATGCAACCTTGTCTGCCACCATCTTTCGTCTTAGCATTAGCAGTCAAAAAGCCTATGGTACTATTTGTTTTTTCATAGGTTATTTGAGTTTTATTATAATCAAATAATCGTCTTAACTTTGAATTACTATCTATAACATCATAATCTTCATTAAAACTTGTCAATGCTTGTCTTTCGCTATTAGCAACAAAGTCAACATTGTAATTCCTTATTCCGTTTTTTTCAGATACTAAATAAAAAGCATCCGCTGAGGCTGTTCCATTTTTGCCTGTGCCTCTACCCCAAAGATTAAAGTTTTCGTTGAATATAGGAAAGTCTGTGCCTTTCTCATACAGTCCGTAAAATATAGCAAATCTAAATCTTTGATAGTCATGCAGTTTAAAAGGAAAGTACCTTTCAAGCATTGTTACACCATCTTCAATTATATCTGATTTAATCTCTGTATTAGGACTATCTAATATATTTCTTAAAAAAGGCATTAATAATTTTTGCTCTTTACAAGCGGGTATCTTTCTTTGTTCTATCTTATACATCCAGTCATTAATAAAAGGATGATATTTATAACTCCTCATCTTCTTCAACTGCCTTTATATCTGCACCCCTTAATCCAAGCTCAGATAGTATCTTAAGCATTTGAGCATTGGTCTTGTTAAGTTCAGCAATAGAATCATTCTTTTTTCGTCCTTGCTGACCGCCACCGTTATTCCACTCAATACTTACACCTCTTAATTCTATATCTCCAATCAGTGCATTCTTCATATCCCATAAAGACAAGTAATCATCAACTAATGAAATATAGAATTGTTGTATTGCACCTTTTTTATTTAATTGTTCAATTAAATCTTTTTTAATAAGTTCTCTTTCTTTTTGTGCATTTTTTATTTTTGTATCAGTTTTTTTCATATAATCACCGCCCTTTATGTGAATTTTCTATTTTCTTACATAGCAATGCCCACTAACCGTTCTATAGTCGTAGAAAAAAATCATTTTTATTTTTGTGGGGGAGTTATTCCCATTTTTCTTTATGAATTTTTTTTTCTTGTGTACACTCTCTAACTTTTCAGGATGTACTACATTGTGACAGGCATCGCATAAGCTAATAAGATTACTATTAGTTAAGGCTAATTCAGGACAATCTTTATAATGTTGTATATGATGTACAGTCGTAGCGCTTGTGTATCTTCCTTTATCTTTGCACATCTGACACTCATAGTTATCACGCTGTAGAATTTCATCTCTTTTGTCTTGCCATGTTTTTGTCTTGTAAAATTTAATTGAAAATCTTTTTAGATAGTTCATGGTTTCTACCTCTTGCTATATTCTCTTGTTTACATATCTATTCTTTTTCTTCTCCTTATCTTTCAATCTCTCGGCTGATACTTGTAAATAAGGATTAGTTATCTCTATGTTATTAGTTAAGTAATATATAATGCATTTACAACCAAACAGACTTCTAAAATGTGCGTGCTTGCCTGTCGATGTATTAATGACAATGTATCCTTTGCGGATTTTCTTTATCTTATACATAGCATTTGCCTTTTAAAAAATTAGACCATTATATTTTTTACATCTATTTTTCCCGTCATCAAGTCAGGTAATAAAGCATCTTTTAATTCTGCTAAATATCTGTTCTCTTCTAAATTTAAAAAATATGTCATAGTCTTCCACTGTTCAAAAATCATAATAAGAATATGGGATAAATCCTCTTTAGAGTTATTCTCGAATTTAAACTCATTCTTGTTTTTACTAAAACTTATATAATCACTTTTCTCTATCTCCGCTGATACTCCAAGAGATTGTAAAAGCTCTCTAAAACTTTTGGCAATAGTTTTAGAATTTTCTTTTTCTTTTTTGTATAAATCAACATCTAAGCCAATACTCTTAGCTAATGATTCATTAATAGTACATTTACATAAATTTCTTTGCCTTATTACTCTATTCAAATCACGGATAATATCTATATATGGTCTTTTTTCTTCTTTTTTAACTTCCATTTCAATATACTTTGATGGAACAAGTGAGTATTCATTTTTTCTAATATCTTCAATATCCACACATCTGCATATACCTTGAATGGTTTTTCTCTGCGTTATGTTGTTTAAAATTCTCTTTATGTGTTCATCAGTAAATACCTTTACCATTTTTTCATATGTTCTTTTAGTATGCGATGTTCCGCCAAATTGCCCGTTTTGCAACCTTACTTCTTCTTTATACTGATGTCTCATATCTACAAATTCGATACTTTCATCAGTCTTATTTTTGTTTAATATTACAAGACATACTGAAATTGTTGTTGATTCAAACATCTTATCCGGACATATTATTACACACTCAATAAGTCTGTTTTCAATTAACTCTTTCCTTATTTCTTTTTCTGCTTTATCATTTGTTGATAAGACACCTGCAGGAAGTATTAATGCTGATTTATTCTCAGCTCTATCTAAGCACATTTGTATGAATCCATAATTTGCATTGCTTTTTGGCGGTACTCCGAATTTATATATATTTTTATCATTAGTTGTGAAAGGTATGTTGTATGGTGGATTTGATATAGCAGTGTCACATTTAGGTAATTCATAACCTTGTTCAATTTCTTTTATTATAGAATATTTGGAACAAGGCTTTACTTCATAAACTTTTAATACTTCATTAGTTAATATATTTTTATTAATTACATAAGCATTAATATTTCTTACTGCTATATTAAACAATAAAAAAGGAATTACATTTTCGTCTAATTCCTCGCAGATAAAGCTTAATTTAGTATTTGTATTCCATTTTTGTATTGTTAAGGCACCACTCCCTGAGCAACAATCATAAATCCACTTTTCATTTTCTGTCTTTGTTAACTCACTAATTAACTTTGACAAGCTCTTAGGCGTATAATCTTGCATTTTCTCTTTTCTGTCTGCCTCATAGTATTGAAATATTTTTTGAAGATAATCAGTCTCAAGGTCATTTTCTATAAGGTCTACATACCAATCATATATTGAAACATCATTGCTTAGACATATATTAAGCAGTTTATTTTTTAATTCTGATATGTTGTTGATATTAAATTTTTCAAGCAATTTTTCAGTTAATTGTTTTAATTCCATATCTCTCCTTTAGTGTTCCTCGTAAAATTTTGCATTAAAAAACCGCTACGCTCTCTTTACATAACGGTTTTTTTATTAGGAAAAAGTAAAAACAGAATGAATAAGACTTTTTCTCACAATCTCACAATATCATTATATCACACTTACTACTATCATTTACTATCAACTTTTATATTTTACTCATTTCTTTTAATGCCCAACCATGTACCTTAAATGTATGCGATAGACTATATCCTATATTTCTTGCTATATCTTCCCAATCCTCACATAGAATATATCTTTTGTATAATATAATTTGTTGAGCTTTGTTTTTCAATGCAAATATCTTTGATTTAACTTTTGCTTGTTCTTTTAAAAGCTCTTTCATCTTGTGCATTACTTCTTTTTCATATTCTATAAGATTGCATATCAAATCTTCTTGTGTAATTTGCGCTGCGCCTGTCTTATCTTTACTATAATCAATGCCACGAATAAAGAGTAGGTCTTGTTTCAAAAGTTCTATTTCTTTTTTCCTTGCGTTGATATATTCTTGTGAATGTCTCAACTCTTGCAATTCTTCTTTGATACTCAATTAGTCACCTCACTTAATCCTTATCATCTTTAATTTGTGCGTAATTATCTATATCAATATCATAGTAACTTCTATACTTTGTGTTTATATGTTTTTTTGTATTTTCTTCAATTCTATATACTTCTATCAAGTCATCTTCTGTATATACAGTTTTATTATATTTTTTTATATACTCTTTTACTGTATCGACAGTAGCAAGTCCTCGTACTTTACAAGCTTTTTCAAACTCTTCTTTGGTCATCTTGCACCTCATCTATAAGTTCTTTATTTTCATAGATATTACCTATTATTTCAACTGTTGTTTTTCTTTCTTTATTTGGCATAAGCCCCCAACTCTTGCCACTTTGCCACGCGGGATACATAAGCCATAGTCCATCTATTCTCTGTTTAACTTTTCCTGATAGCTTCTTGCCCTTGCCACTCTCAAGACCTGCTATAGCATATATTACTCTGAAATTAATGCCTTTTTCTTGTTCAATGTAATACATCATATCGCCTGTATCTTCAAGAAATGTACCTTGCAATCTTTCATTAATTTCTCTTGCATTAAGATTGCTTATCTCATATACATTCATCATCTTATTGTCAAAGACTCTGAAATCATCAATATTAATGTCTATGTTTACATTTAGCATTAGAGTAAGAATAAGTATAATCATTTAAACTTCACTTCCATTCCAGTCTCTTTTTTTATGATTTCGTGGAGTTCTTCAAGTGTTACAGCTCCGTTTTCAACGCATTTTAATTGCTTTAAAAACTCATCTGAAAATCTTTTTAATCTCTTTTTCCCGAATCCAAACAAGTCTCTTAATACGATTAACGGTACACCTGATAACACAAGCATAGATATTTCAAATATTTCACTTTGCATCTTTTCTCGGTCCTTGCTTGACAATGCAGGTCGTATTGATATTGTTTGTTTTTGTTTAGCCTTATGATAAACTTGTTTTCTCATCTTCTAACTCCTTTATCATTAACTTTAGCTCTTCAAAAATTCCTACTTCAAAATTTAATTTGATTTCTTTACACTGTACTTTTTCGAATGTAACAATATCAACCATTTCATTAATTTTTGTTCTATCAGCTTCTATTACTATAGCTTTTAAAAGATTAATCAACTTTTTCTTTTTCATCTTTCTCTCCTAACTTATTTCATCTGTATTTAACCCTAACAACTTAAGCGTTAAGTCATCTACAGTTATTCCATATATTTTAAATCTATCAAATATATCTGCTTCGCCCTCGTTATGAACTCTTGTATGCCAGTATCTGTTAAGTGCTATTAATTCAAGTCCTGAGTGACTTATCTTATGTCTATTTCGCCCCATACCTACATGTGAGCCTGTACAGTGATGTATATCAGCGTTAGGCTGATTAGATATAGCACATACACGATATTTAAGGCAGTAGTACAGATATTTATTAATATCATCTGTCCTTTTTAATAGGCTCTCATGTACCGGCACACCCCAAGATATGCAAAACTCTATAAGGTGATTTATAAACTCTCTTGCGGTAGTCACTGAACAATTCGAAAGGCTGAAATACTCACTACCTGTTTTTGCTATATAGTCGTATTTCATTATCCCTTTTATATGCTCAGCTTCATAACCTGTATACTCTGATATATCCTTGAGAGTAGCATATATCTTCTTGCGTTGCTCAGTAGAGATAAATCGAGGATCTTTTATCTCTATCTCACAATCAATATAATCTCTATCACCCTTATATCTTAAGAGCGTTGAGTATATATTGTCTTCAATCTCAGCATATATACCTACTCCCTTTTCAAGTATTTTAGCTTTTTTAATCTGTGTAAATACTTTCATCTTTTTTTGGTAGCATTAAAATAGCTGCATTATATCCTCTATCATGTAGCCACTTCTTAGCTTCTTTTCTCAACTCATTTGGCATATCAGTTCTTGCAAATATCATCTTATACATAGCTATTTCAACAACTTCTTTACTTATATTGTCTTGACCTTTCTTTTTGCCATATTCGATTAGAGCTGATACATCTTTATTTTTAAGTATTTCTCCCAAACCATCTATGTTTTTCTTTTTCATAACCCTTGTACTCCCCTTATCTTTTTTCTTCTTGTTGTTAAAGGTTCTTGCATTGTATTTAGATAAATCAACCTTTTCAATAGGCTTAGGCGGTATTTTGATATATCCCTCGCCCCATCTTATGCCATGTTCTTCTTGGAATTTTTCACTCTTAGCTTTGATTTGCTTATACGTAAGAGGCTTCTCAATATTTTTCTTCCACGTCTTTTTTGGCTTACTTTTACTTTCTCCAACCAACCTGTTTCCAAGATTGATGTATCTTATTACTGTAGCTATCGTATAGCCTAACTTTTCAGCTATTTCTTGCTTAGTCATATTTTCTACATAATACATCTTGCGGACTTTTTCGATACTTTCTCTTTGCACATCACCTATCATACATCACACCTCTATAAAATCATAATCTTTTCCGTATATTGACTTGAACAGCTTTCTTTTTATGATATATTCCTTTGTCTTGTAGCCCTTTACATCTTCCGCTATCCATCTTCCTTTTTTGTTGTCATAATATACGAAATCAGCCTTATACGTTACCGCTCTTTCATCTTTTTGCTTATCTATCAGCAAGAACAGTTTTTGTAATTGCAAATTACTTATCTCTCCCGCTTTTTCAAAAATCTTTAACTCTGAATATCTGTTTGCTTCTTTTTTTGAATCAAACTTAATATTATCCAAAATTACCTTTTGATTTGAATATTTATTAAACCTATACATAAACAACTCCTTATATATTCAAATTAGAACGGAATATCCTGGTCATTGATAGCCCTATATCCTGCGTCATCGATATCATCAAAGCTATCATTACTTTGATTTCCTTGTTCTTTCTTATCTCCCCAGTCGATAAACTTTACCTCTTCGGCTATTATTTCAACTGCATATCTCTTTACTCCGTCCTTATCTGTGTAGTTATTATTTTGCAATCTGCCCCTAAGTGCTACCTGTCTACCTTTTTTCAGATAGTTTGCACAATGTTCAGCTGTCTTTCCCCACACAACAACATTGAAAAAATCTGCAGTTACTTCAGCATCTTTTTTAGCAAACGGTCTGTCTACCGCTATTGAAAATCTTGTTACAGCTGTACCTGTAGACGCTATATATCTAAGTTCAGGTTCTTTGGTTAATCTTCCAACACATATATATGAATTCATTACTTTTCTCCTTATCTATTAACTTTATAAAAAGCATTTGCAAAGCCTAACGGAGTCATGCTCCTTAATACAACTCTTTTACTATATCCTGTCTTTTCCAAATATCCAGCAGGTATTTCTTTCAGGTCTGCAAAATGCTCAACACTTGTTACAAAATCGTATACTCCCTGTATTTCTAATTTTCTTGGTTTAACAGGTTTCTTTTTAGGAATATTAAACTCTCCCCATATAGCAGTTCTTTTGGTATAAGGATCTCCGTATTCGTAAGGGTCAAATATCAATGCCGGAGTTCCTAAAAATCTTTTTAAATAACCTGTATATGGATTTTCAATCGCCCAAAATCTCAATCCCTTTTCATTTTTGCGGAATTGATTATATAGGCACTCATGAATTATATCTAAACAAGCTTGTACAACCGTCATAGCTTGTCTTAAATCTCTCGGTTTCTTAGACGTCTTGTCACATCTTGCTATTGAAAACATCGTACATGGCGGAGCTGCCAATATACCCTCGATTTCATTTTGTTTTATCGCAGATTTAAGCCATTCATACTCTTGCCACTTGGTTACATCAAAGTCCGGCAGAGTCAATACTCTTACATCATATCCATTGTCAGTATATGGCTTACTCCAAGAACCTGTACCGCCACATAAATCTAATATCATTATTTCTCCTTATCTCCTGTATTTTAAGTCATTTTTTCGATATATACTTTTAACAGCGTATAAGCCGTTTTAAGCAATCTTTTCATCTCGTAATAATCTAATACTAAAAATTATTTAAATCTTTGATATGACAGTGTTATTAAGTGTTTTTTTGCAACTTGTCAGAATTATTGATAAGTTCATCTGTGTTATTAATTATTTTTTAAATCATTCTTTGATTGGGAATTCCTGTCATATCAACTATAAATTTTTGATTTGCCATTTGAAATAATCTACTGCCGAGTGCATCTGAAACCTGTAATATTTCATGTATGCTTTTTTCACTCGTTAAGATCGTCAAAGCTCTGTTGTTATATCTTGTATTGATAATCTCGTACATATAGTTTTTTTGAGCTGATGTTAGTTCGTTTATGCTATCGCATTTAAAGAATTCATCAATGAGCAAAACCTCTGCTTTGATACACTTGTCCATCTCCTCTTTGTACACAAATCTGTCCATAGCATTTTGAGAAAATGTCCTTACGAGATCCTTGTAATTTGTGTATAGTGCGTTATAGTTTTTTGCCATGAAATTATTCATCATAGCTACCGCAAGATGTGTCTTGCCTGCTCCTACCTGTCCAAGCAATAGTATAGCTGTAGCCTTATCTTCTTTGGCTATATCCTTACTTACGACTTGCTTATAAAACTCTATACACAACTCTTTTACTTCTTTTTGCTTAGGACTTCTTTCTTCAAAGCTTGTAAATGTACAATTTTTAAAGAGTTCAGATACATTAGATTTTTCTATTCTCTTTTCATTGTTCTTTTTTATCAAGCATTCGCAAGGCTTTGCAGTCAAATGTCCCTGTCCGAATTTATCTTTTTTGTTGAAGTAAATATAACCTTCGTCTTTGCATTTATCACAGCTATATAATTTCTGCGTAGTCTGTTGGTGTGATTTCGACGGGCTTAACTCTGACAGAGTATTCGTCTGTTGTCTTTTTTGGAGCAACATATCCCTTAGTCCTTTCAGCCTCGTTTGTAAGTCTATGTCCAAATTCTCCGGAATCTCGAATATCTTTTCCATTATCTCTCTCCTTGAGTTCATACACAGTCTGCCAACTATGCTCTATGCTCTGCTCTAATACTTTGATTTTTATATCATCATCAGACGCAAGAGCATTGAGCTTATTAAGTAATATCTCTAATGCTTTAGTTGTCATTGGCTTTTTAATAGCTGTACGCATCTTAATAAACTCATAGATTGCTTCTTTCAGCTCATCATTATCTGTATATGAATTAATAAGATTATCAAAATCTGTCTTTTTATCTCTGCTTATATTATTTTTAATCTTAGTATTATTTTCATTCGCACGCGCGCACGCACGTTCTTTTTCTTTTTTATTATTTATATTGTTATTATTTATATTGTTATTATTAATACTGTTATTATTTATATTGTTATTATTAGCTTTCGATTTTCCGTTGTCGGAAAACTCGGCTACGGTATTTCTGTCAACGGTATTTCCGTTATCGGTATTTCCCGTTTCGGTAAAATCTGTTTCTGATTGCTCCTCTTCTTCTTCAAGTATAGGAGTAACCACTGTATTTAATGTGTATACATTATTTGCGAATTTACCTTGAGTTCTTTCTTGTGATACACTTATATATCCGTATTTTATAAGCAGTTTGAAATGTTTATAAAATCTTTCGTTAGATACTTTAAGATGATTTACTATTGTAGAAATTTGTGGAAACGCAATATTACCACTTCCACAAAAAGATGAAAGATAAGCGTATATTGCCTTTGCTTCAATACTCAAATTCTCATCTATCATTACTAATTTAGGACTTACTCCATATCCTTTAGACAGTATCTCGTTTGTTCTTAAAATCTCGCTCATCTTCTTTCACCTCATATCATCATATTTTTAGCATATCACTACGCTTTTTCCTGTTATTTTTTGTATCTCACTTTTTATAAGCTCCTCATCAGCATTGTTATCTGACAGGTGCATTACATATATCTTCTTTAATTTTGATAAGTCGTTAGCATTTAAAAATCCAATCACTGTTTCAAGACTCATATGATTACTTACAATCCTGTTTCTTAAGTCTAAATTCAATAAGCCTTGTTTTGAATTGTCATCCAATGTTTTTTTATCATAGTTACATTCAATCATCAGATAATCAATCCTATCAAATCTATACTGTACATATGCAGTATCTGTTATAAAAAGCAAAGTTTCATCACTAATATTATCAAGAATAAAGTAATTAACCGACTCTTTAGTATCGTGTACAGACTCAAAAGGTAAAATCACATTAGAGCCTATCTGAACGCTCCTATATTCTTGTTTAGTTATAGGTTCAAAGCTTAGATAGTTTTTTCTTTTAAAATTTATCACTCTATGGTGATTTAAAACTTCCAACTCTTCCGCTGTCCCATAACTCATATAGCAATCAATCCCACTTTTGAGCATATCCTTTACTGCCTTTGCATGGTCTCTATGACTATGAGTTATTAGACAAGCGTCTATTTCGTGCATCTTAAATTTAAGTTTTTTCTGTATCTCTTTAAAGTTGATACCACACTCAATTAAGAGTGTAGTATCATTTGTTTTTATCTTATAGCAATTTCCTTTGCTACCACTTGCCAAAACTTCTATATCCATATAGCACCATCCTTTTTAAAATGGCGCTTTTTTAGGCTCATCTTGTTGTATAACTTCGCCTGTTTCAATATCCACTATCTCGTTTGTATCATTGTTATATTCTGATATGTCAATTACTGTCTTATTTGCCTTTTCTTTTATTTCTTGTCCTAACTCTTGATCTGCTTCATTAGTTATGGCCGTCTGCATTTCAGTGCTTAGTATTCCATATTTGCTTAGTAGTAGTCTTGTAACAGTCTTAAGTGCCATCGCTGAAAAATTTGACTGCCAACTGCTACCCTTAAAACTATATGTCTTACTGAATTTCTGTGCGTGCTTTGTTATATCTTCCTTGCTCATATACAAGCATTTTTCAAAGCCGTTTATAAGCTTGAAATAAGCGAAATATCCTATCTCGTTATCTGATTGTTTATCTCCATGTATCTCAATAGTACCTGCAAGATAGTTATTCTTTATCTCCATGCCCTCGTATATGATACCAGCATTAAGATTTTGATACTGTCCTGTTCTCATAGCCAACTGGATATATCCTTTGTAGCCTAATTGAAATTGTGGTACATCTTTGTAAGGGACTATATAGGCAAATCCTAATTGTTTATTTATAGGTAGCTTCAATGTAGCAGCCTTTAATGCTTCCATAATTACATCTTTAGCCTTGCATTTTTGAAGATTTGTATCAGAGTTATACAAATCTATCAAGCTTGATAAAAACGCTCCTGAATTTTCTTTTAAAGCGTCCTTGAACATCTTATTCAAGGCTGTATTATTTACCAATTCTTTCATTTGATTAATTGGTGATAGCGACATATTTTGTTTTTGAATTTCGTTAGACATTTTCTTTTCTCCTTTACTCAACTCTCAATTTCTTATCATTACTTACAACCAACCTTACAACCTGCGCATTTACTTCTATTAGTTCGTTTACAGACTCTGCGTTGTCAATAAATATTGGAGTAGATATATCCAGTTTTTCAGACAATACATTGATGATATCAAGACCTGCATTTATCTTGCCTGCATTGTTGACATCACTATAAGGCACACCATCAACTGTAGCTTCGCAACTTTCAGCTATACCGCCGTTGATTTGCACATCAAAGAGTTTAAACTTAACAAGCTTGAACATATTATTGATTTTATCTGATACAAGACCTGTATATATCTTTGTATATTCATCACAAAGATTTAATATCTCTTGCGTCTTTTCATACTCTTTAGCAAGTTCTTTTTCTTGCTCCTTGTACTGCTCTATTTTAGCCTGTATCTTCACATTTTCATCTTTGTAATATAATTGCTTGTTTATCTCTTCAATTTCGCTCTCAATGGCTTTTTTTCGCTCTAACAAGTCTTTGTTATCTGCTTTATTAAGATTAGCAAGCTCTTGTTTCTTTGCTTCAATCTCAGCATCAATCTCTGCCACTTTCTCCGGAACAGGAGCTTTTTGTATTGCTGATATAAGTTCATCAACATTTATTTCTTTTTCATCTTGCATACTATCTATTTGACTTTGTAAGTCTTGCAATATTTCTTCGTTGTCATTAATTGATTTTTCTTTTAATGCTATCTTATCTTTAATGTGTCTTGCTTGAATTTCAATTTGTTCTAATTTCTTTGACTTGTTGATATTAAACTCATCTTTTATCTTGTCTATTTGCTCAACAGGTAGTTCTTGCTTACAAGTAGGACAAAATGTATCTCCGTCAAATTCTTCTTCGTTTAACTTGATCCAATTCGCCCTTTCGCTATCAAGGTTTTTGTTAAGCATTTCTTTTTCTTTGTTAGCAAATTCAATTTCTTTACTTACATTATCAGCCTTTTTAATTAGCTGTTCTTTTTGATTAGCACTTACATTACTTTTACTTTTTATCTCTTGTACTTTCTTGTTATAGTCATCTTCTATCTGTCTTAGTATGCTGTTTTTTTCAAGCTCAAGAGTAGTTATATCTTTTGATATAAGTCTTATATTATCAGCAATACTGCTAAAATCTGATAGCTGTTTATCGATGATATCCTTAGCACTTACCTTTGACTTTTTTCTGAATTCAAGTGCATCAAAGTCAAGCTCCTGAATAGAATTGTTAAGCTCATCTATCCTTACCGGCAACTCTTCAATATCTTTGTTTATCTTACTTGCTGTAGCTTTATTCATTGCTCTGATTTCTTCAAGCTTGTATTTATCAAGCTCAAGCTTTTTGAAATCTGCGTTGCTTGCTATTATCTCTTCTATATTTACATCATCTATAAGACTTAATAGTGTATCTCTTCTTTGCTTCTTATCAAGATTTACATTGAAGTGTTGAACATTAGATAATAGTTTGAATTGTTCTTCTGATATCACACTTGCTATCCTATCTTGATACTCTTTCTTTTTGATAGGTACATCATTGATATAGTAGTCTGTAGTATGTCCGTTAAACTCTTTATTTGCCTGTCCTCTCTTCTTAGTCCATATCTCAGAGTATATTTTCTTGAATATTACACTCTCACCGTCAATATCAATTACAGCTTCCACGCTGTGGTCTATCATTGGTATAGCCTGTCCGTTTTCGTCCAGTGTCTTTATCTCGAACTGACTTCTGTTCAGACTGTCCTTATCCCATAGTAACCAACAAAAAGCATCAAATACAGTAGTTTTACCTACCGCATTATCGCCGTATATGTTAGTTAGCTTGTCTTTGAAGTCAATTTCAAGCTCCTTTATACCTTTGAAATTTTGCAATTTTAGTGAATTAATCTTAATGTTCATTTTCTTTTCTCCTTTTTATAAGTTATATATTAAAAAAGACGGACACCAAAAAGATATATATCTATATCTAATCAATGTCCGTCTCGCGGCTCTCGCTTATTATTTTGTTTTAAAATTTTCTACTTTTACCTTGTCTTCTGCAAAACTTATTATAGTCTTGCAGTCTTTTTTTACTATCTCGACAGTGCGCTTTTTCTCGTCGATACAGCATACTGTCTTATTATCTAAATTTCGAATCGTCATATATCTCCTTTATTTCATTTCTAATAGTTTAAATTCATAACCTATTTTTTCTATCTCTTCAGCGGTCAAAATAGTCCCCTCTTGCGGTCTGCCGTTAAGCTTAAAGCAAAGAGCTTTTTGACCGCTTTGTTGCTTGAACTGAATGCGGTTCAAAGGAACATCTACTTCAAGCAACTCTGTCAATATCTGTGCTGTAGATTCATGACCTACCGCACTTAATATTTCCTTGTCTTTTATAAGCTGTTTAGCTTCGTCAAGACTTATTGCTTGTAGTGTAAAATCTCCGTCGGCTGTCAATATCGTTGTATTCAATATTGCGATCGGTAGAGGTTTTTTCATATAGTGAATTTGTACGCTATCAGCATATTTTGCAATATCTTCTATTTCATCTATATCTGCATATTCATCTGCAAATATAATTACGACTATATCTTTGAGATGAATGTACACAATATTTTCATCTACACCATCATCAATATACTTGTCATCATTAATAAGATTATTAACGAAGTCTTTCATTTGTTTCTTTGACATATTTTCCATAACTTCTTCAGCTACCTCAAAAGTAACTTTTTCGTCGGTAAAATCTTCGTCTTTAAATTCTTCATTTCTAAAATGTCCGCCATAGCACCAGTTTGTTTCTTGTCTTTTTGGTGCGTTTATTAAGCTTTCAAGGTCTGTTAATATATAGTTGTTCATGATAATTTCTCCTTTTAAAATACTTTTTGAACCTTGTAACTGTTAGTAGCAGTGTCAAAATTCATCAATGTTAATGTAATGCCGTTATAGGCACAACTTTTTACAAGCTCGACAGTAACAGGAGTTAAGCCTGTCACATAGACCACTAATTTTTTCATACCACAGAACAACTGAATGTCTGTGTAATCATTAGAATCTAAGGCTTGACCTGTGCAAGTGCCTACCCCGACTTTATTTTTTATAAAATCATATATAGTATCAGCTATAGCTTTATAGTCGTGTACATCTGTTATAGCTTCATTGAATATATATTCATCTACAGGCAGTGGATGTCTGCCTTTGATGAGTCCAACTATTAAAGTATTATTTTTTTCATTATACATAACAATTTCTCCTTTTTTATATTGATTTTTCTTGTATTCTATGCTAATATGTAAGCATAGAATACTTTTCTTCTTTTTATATTGATCTGAGCTTGTATAATTAGCACTTATACAAGCTCTTTTTTTATATTCTTACAGCTCTTTCGATTGAGTCAAAGTAATACTGTATGCTATGCAGTATCGCTTGACGTGTCTCATAGCTCATTGGCTCTTTACAGAACAATGTCTTATACAAGTGTGCATATTCAGCTCTTGTAAATCTCTTTTGTATCTTCAGTTCTTCGCTGAGTATATTTCTTTGATATTGCATATGCTTGTAATAGAAATCTCTCACTTCTTCTTTAGTCTTGACATCTTCGATTATATTCATCTTATCCCCCCTTTATATCCCAATCCTGTTGCGTAGCCTTTCTTATAGGCTTCGCTTGTAAGAGTATTAATATACTTAATTTCAGCCTTAGCCTTGCTTATCATCTCAGATACAGCTATTGACTTCATCGCCCAGCCTGACAAGAAACAAGCTGAGCCAAACAGTAATATTTCAAGATACATCATTTATTCTTCCTCCTTATCTTCTATTAGTTGAATTTTTAGATTTTCGTTATTGGGAAATAAATATCTTCCGCCATCTATAGGATATATAACGAAAGCTATACTCCCATCACGTTGAGTTTCAAAATAATAAGCTCTTAGCTTATCATAATCAAAATCAACATTCTTACCATTTTGCTCAATTCTTAGTATTCTTTTCATGATGTGTCCCCCTTTTAAAGTTTTTTCTGATCTCATAGAGTTGACTCCACAACTCATCAACTTCTTTTTTAAACTTCCTGCTTTGGTATTCACCAATCGCATAAGTCAAAAAATCAAGTTCTTTTTCTGTTAGTGTTATTGTTACTTCTTGCAATTTCATCTTACTTCCTCCTTGTTTATTAGACTGATATACTCCCCCAACGGAGCTATCATTTTACTTAAGATAGCGTTCAATCTTGCTATCTCGTTATCCTTATTCTTAATTTCCAGTTCCAGTCTTCTTCTTTCCATGGGACTTAGCGGGTCAATGCTTCCGCTACCCTCTATCTTCAATACATCGTTTATATTGAATTTCAGGTTGCCAAAGGCTTTGACCGCTTTTATTTCGCCCTTTTCACGCATTCTTCTTATTGTTGTCTTATCCACTCCCCAACGTTCCGCAAGTTCGTCAATGTTAAGGAGCGTCTTTTTTTCCATATTCTATCCCCCTTTATGTTGTATTTTCTAAATAATTTCTATCTCCAATTGAGTACAGTGACAGCTGTACTCTTTTTCAATTTGGCGTATCTCTTCAAAAACACGCTTCAATTCTTCAATACTATCTACAGTTATTTTTAATGTAAAATTTATCCCTTGCATATTCTATCCCCCTTTAATTATGTGTTGTTTTTACACAACATCAAAATCAAAAAAAATTCTATTTGCAGGAACTCCTGTAGCTTTAACTATATTAGCAATTGTATCGCTCTTTACAGGAGATTCTTGATTTTCTATTGAAATGACGGTTGCTCTTGAAATGTTAGCTTTATCAGCTAACTCTTGTTGAGTAAGATTTAGCTCTTTTCTTATTTCTTTAAGGCGATTATTCATTTCTTTCCCCCTTTCTTTCGTTGTTTATAGTTTACACGACTTTTCGAATTTTGTCAAGCATAAACAACAAATTTTTTTATAAAATATATTTACTAATTGTAAAGTATAGTTTACAATTATGATACTGGAGGTGTAAACTATGACTAACAAATTAGGAGAGTATATAAAAAATTTTAGAACAGTAGATCACGATTACTCTTTAAGGCAATTTGCTCAAATGTGTGATATCAGCCATACCCATATTGATAGTATTGAAAGAGGAGTAGACCCAAGAACAGGAAAAGTAGTAAAAGTAACCATTGACACGCTTGAAAAACTTGCAAATGCTATGAATGTTTCATCATCTTTCTTACTTGATTTGAGTTTAAATAAAGATGTAGATACGCCAAAATTCAAACCACAGTTAACTGATAAAGATAAAAAAGACATAGCAAAGCAGGTGGAAGATATGCTTGATGGTCTTGACGCTGACAATCCTATATCATTTCAATTAGACGGTAATGAAATAGATGATGATACAAGAGAACTATTAAGACAATCACTTCAAAATGCACTTGAATTTGCACGTTTAAAAGCCAAAGAAAAATTTACACCGAAAAAATATAGAAAGTAGGTGAGTATAATGCAAGACATAAAAGATATAGTAGATGAATTAACAACGAGATACGAAACAACAGATCCGATACAGCTTTGTCGAGCATTAGGTATACACTTACTACAAGCTGAAATACAGCCAATCAAAGGCTATTATACTAAATCGAACAGAATAAAGATGATAACTACTGCATACGGTCTAAGTGATAAAGAAAAGAATATTGTCATATCTCACGAGTTAGGACATAGCATACTACACAATGATATAAGCACTACATTTTATCATACTTTTACAAAACTTAATGTTGCAAGAATAGAAAATGAAGCAAATGTTTTTGCAATGTACTTAACTCTTAAAAATCATGAATACGAGCTTGAATACATAGATACTATACAAGAAATCAGTTGTATTACAGGCTTAGATATTGATTTATTGTATAGATTTTATAAATAAAAAGGAGAAAAGAAAAATGAAAAAACTATTAACTGCATTAATATCTGCTACACTACTATTTACTTCTATACCTGCATATAATATATATGCTACAAAAACAAGTGTTTATGAAAAAATTGATTTAACAAAACAATATGAAGTATCAGAAGTAGTAGATGGAGATACTATCAAAGTAAACAAAGATGGAGAAAAAATAACTGTAAGATTGTTACAAGTTGATACACCTGAGAGTAAACACCCTAATAAAAAGAAAAATGTACCTATGGGCAAGACTGCAACTCAATTTACGACAGATTTTTTAAAAAATAAAAAAGTTAGATTGGAAACAGATGTAGAGTCTTATGACAAATATGGACGCCTATTAGCTTATGTTTATGTGAAAGACGATAAAGGTAATGAAGTGTGTTTAAATCAAACTTTGATTGAAAATAGCCTTGCAAAAACTGTAAAGTATGGCAAGAATACAAAAAATTACGAAAAATATCTTGCCATAGAGCGAAAACTAAGAGATAAAAAGCAAGGAATATGGGCTAATATACAAGCTAACTATCCAAGTAATTCACCAACTCCTGCTCAACAAAGGCAACAGTCTAAAGCTAAAAAGACCGCAACTAAATACAATTCAAACAATCCTTATTACAAAACTTGGAAAAAGTATTCTGAAAACTCTTATATAAAAGAAGTTAATGATGATTTTGTAATTTATTCGCCAAAAAGCAAACAATTATCTCTAATAGAATCAGGTATTGAAAATTATTCTATATTTGATGATAAAGGTAATTTTGTAGTTATAAATGACGGAACACAAATTGCAGACGGAACATATGACTTAAAAACTTTTAATTATATGAATTTCGTAATAAATGCTGATAAAAGTAATTTAAATTATGACACTATGAAGTTTAAATTTAATTACAGTTTAAATAAAAGTCCCTTAATTGTTGATAAAGAAGTTTATAAAAAAAGTGAAAATAAAAGTTCAAAAATAAATAAAACTGTAACTACAAATACAGAAATAAAAAACACAGATTCAAACACAAGCATTAATGATATCGAAGTAGACACAACAAGTATATCAGACGAACAAGGTAAAATTAAAGGTAACATAAATAGAAAAGGTGAAAAAATATATCACGTTCCGGGCGGAGCATATTATGATAGAACAATCGCCGAAGAATACTTTGATACAGAACAACAAGCACAAGCCGCCGGATATAGAAGATCAAAAAGATAAAAAGTTAAGTTTTTTTATTTATGCTATAAAATTTAATTAGATATATAGACTAAAAGGAGAAATAACAATGAAGAAAATATTAATCGCATCAGCTATATTTTTATACTTTTATATAAGTGGCACGAACAACATTGTATTCAAATTTATACATTATGCACTATCTTTTATAAGACTGCAATAAAGGAGTATCTATGAATACTACAATAAGAGAAAAAGACGGCGGATTCCAAGCTATCGTAAGCTATAAGCAAGGTGGGAAGTGGAAACAAAAATCAAAGCAAGGCTTCAAGAAACAAAAAGAAGCAAAGGCCTGGGCTGATGAGATTAGATATACTATAACGGAAGATATCAAAGATAATATAGATACAACAAGTGTAACTATAAAAACCGCACTTAATATCTATCTTGAGTATAAGAAAAATAAGGTCAAATTCAGCACATACGAGACAGATAAGATCCTATTACAATATTTGCAACCGCTTGAAAATATTGCTGTATCTGATGTTAAACCTATTCAGGTAACTAATATTATTCAAGAAAAGCAAAAACAGGGATATGTATTAAAGACCGTGCAGGTCAAAATCAAAGCGTTCTTTAATTTCTGCATAAAAGAATTAAAGCTAATTAGAGACAATCCTGTCAACATTCAGAAAAAGAAAAGAGAAGATAAGAGAATTAAATATATTAATGAAAGTCTGTATAATGAGATATTAACTAACGCTACAGATAGCTATAAATTGATCATCAAAGTGTTATATTTTACAGGGATGAGGATAAGTGAGATATACGGTCTTAGATACGATGATATTCAAGATTGTATAATTACAGTGTCAAGACAGAAATTCAAAGGCACTGTAACGACGCTTAAATCTGAACATGGATATAGGCAGATACCTATTCCATATTGGCTGTATACAGAGATACAGTCAATAAAAGTTAGGAATATAGACGGATATATATTTCGCACTTCAAATATCTCACACTATCTAAAACAATATAATGTCTCTGCTCATTGTTTTAGGCACACTTTCGCTACTAATCTTGTAGCTAAGGGGATTAATTTAAAAGTTGCAAGCGAGATATTAGGAGATAAATTCGAAACCTTTATTAACACTTATGTACAATCATCTCAAGAAGAAAAAGACAAGGCATTTAAACAAATAATAGGACTATAA